CATTGCAGCCTTGGAAAGGTCACCGAACAGAAGCATAGCCTGTCCATCATAATCAGTGGCAGCTCCAGCAGGCATTACCTGTGAAATCTCGATGGGATACCCCAGATAAGTAGGAGTAGTGCCTTTTTCGAGTGTGCCAATGGTGTTACCAGCAGCAGCGGCTTTCAGACGATCAAAAACAGAGCTGTTAGCAAGCTGCGAGCAGTAGAACTTAGCATTGCCAAGTGCATACTGAGGCAGTGCGCTCATCATGCCAGTGATGTCAGTTGCATCAATCTCACTGAACAGGTTATGAGTAGCCGTAGCCACTGCAACCGCGCCAGCAGTGTGAGTGCCGTCGATGATCTTGGTGCGAACACCAATTACGCCGTGATAAGTAGAAGTGCCATCACCGTTAAAGCCTGAATCATCTTCTTTCTGAGCGAAGGCATAAGCCATTTCAGAAGCCAGATCATCAGCCATGTCAATGATTGAATCCTCTTCCAGCTCGGAAGAGACGCGAGACAAGCAGCCCCACTTCTTAGCTGTCAGATTTACCAGACCCCAAGACTTATCGGAAGCAGTGATAGTTTCTGCATCGCCAACGGCATAGGCGGTCAGACCACCTGTACGCATAGGCACGTCTTTGGTATCGGAACCCATAGGGACAACCTTAGCATTACGCCTGAACACGCCATACGTTTCACGCAAGTCAATGATTGTGCGCTCAAATTCCGCAGGCACAAGGAAACCGCCCTTAGTATTCACGCCAGTTGTCATTACGTTCTGTGGCATATTCTCACGACACCAGTTCATCGCTTCAGCATCACCAAAGATAGCGGCCTGGATGAACTTACCTGAACGGTAAGCATCTTCCTCATTCTTGAATGATACCAATTTCTTGGATCGATATGGTGCTGTGATCCTGCTATTTGCAGGCGCGGCAGGCTGTGGTGAAACAGTCTTGCGCTCTACTGGTTTTGCAAGGCTATTCTTGGCTGTTTCCAGACTTTCCAAGCGGGTAATATCGGCTTTCAGCGTTTCAGCTTTATCCATAAACCCGTTAAACTCGGCGGTCTTTTCGTCAGTCAAGGAACCTTTGGCAGCATTTACGATTGCTTCAGCGGATTCAACCGCAGAAGTGCGCTGCTCTTGTAATTCAAGTATTGTAAACATGAATTACCTCCTTAATTTAATTTATGCCAGCAAGAGCTGACCTTTCCTCTTTTCGATTTAAGGATTTAAGTAAAGACCACCTTTAATCGGAAACTTTCTCTAGCCGTAGGACGGCTTTTGCATATTCGATGTTAGAACCGCTTGGGGCAGGCGCTACAGGCTCTTTCGGGGCATCCTGTGGCTTCTCAGCAAGGTTTTTAGGCGCATGCTTGAACCCCGATAGATCGAAGCTGTTTGAAATGTTCACTTTCTCTACCAAGGCATCGGCAAAGCCCATCTCAAGAGCTTCGGCAGCAGTCATCCATGTCTCGTCGGACATCAAATCAGCGATTTCGTCTAATGGCTTGCCCGTTCTTCCATAAGAAGTAATCAAACTAGACTTCACTTTATCCAGAGTGTCGGCTTCCTTACGCATATCATCAGCCGAACCCATTACCATTGTCCAAGGATCGTGAATCATCATCATGGCGTTCTCAGCCATTGTCACAGAATCGCCTGCCATCGCTATAACAGACGCAATAGATAAGGCCATGCCGTCAATCTGTACATTAACCCTCGCTTTATGGCTTTTAAGCAGGTTGTAGATGGCGATGCCATCAAAGACTGAGCCACCAGGGGAATTGATATGCAGATTGATAACATCAACCTTCAAATCCTTTACATCTTCAGCAAAGCCCTTTGCACTTACGCCTTCACCCCAAAAGTCCTCACCAATAATGTCATAAATCATAATATCGGCAGTCTCAGCCTCATTCTTTATAGAATACCACTCACGCTTCTTCATTATGAACCTCGTTTGCCATCTTTATCAGGCTTTCTGTTCTGTTTTCCAGCCAATTCTCAAGCATATCTTCCAGATTATCGGCTGATTGAATAAGATTTATGCAGCTTTCAGAGTCTTGTGCCGCTACATCGCTGGATATTTGCAGCATTTCAACTCGATTCTGCTCTTGTTTCGCGAAGTAATTGACCATCCAAGACAAGAAATCAGGCTGATTTGCAGCCTTTTTCAAGGCATTAGCCTCTTTATTAGCTAAGTTATGTGCTGCATTCTGTAAAAGTGCGCTCGTAATAGCGTTTGCAGGCTGATTATCAGGCTCTTGACCTATTTTATCAGGAGTCGTCATGTTCAATGGGACTAAGTAAATGTCGCCATCTTCAATTGGATTCATATTTTCAAGAGAGCGGATGTCATTAGCAGATAAGAAACCTGTATTTCTACCAATCTGGTAAGCCTCATAGCGGCCTTTAATATCACCACGTAAAAGAGCGTCAACCTTATGCTCTGCGAATAAGTCGCGCTCACTTGGCATAAACAGTTTACGGTTAATCTCCTGCTCTGTTCTAACAAGCCAAGGGCGAATAGTATCAACTACCCACTCAATACTCTGATGTTCAATGTTGTTGTTTGTGGATTTCTCTAAGTGTCCGATCTTATGCGGAGGCACATGGAACCATCTTGCAATCTCTTCAATCTGGAATTTACGGGTTTCAAGGAATTGAGCGTCATCAGGCGGGATAGATGTATTCTTCCACTGCATGCCCTCTTCAAGAATCATCGTCTTGTGAGCATTGCCCGCACCTGTCCTGCCTTTCATGGAAGCAAGCAAGTGAGCGTGTGCTTCATCGCCAAGTTTATCAGGATGCTCTAAGATGCCACCAGCAACCGCACCATTACCGAATAACGCCGCGCCGAACTTCTCAGCCGCGCTTGTGAGTCCAAGACCTTCCCTTGCCATGCGTATTACTGAGTATCCAGTAACTCCGTCATAGCCTAAGCCTGGGATGTGCAGCATGCTCATCGGGTTTACATCAACGCTGCCGCCTGTTTCATTGGTCACTTGATAGTACAATACGCCTGAATCGGTGCGCTTAGGAATAACCCGCGCCGGATCAATAGGCCAAAGCTGAACAGGTCGGCCTGAACCATTGCGAACAATCTCAGAATAGCCATTTCCCCACATCAGAGTATGCGCCATAACCGTTTCTCGGAATACCATAGAAGTCATATCAGGATTCGGATTATTAAGAAGCTGTTGGACAGGATGCCTTGACAGCTTTTCCTTGCCCCCATCATCGCTTTTACGGTAAACATTTAATGGCAGTGAGCTTGTTCCCTCAGATATTGCCCGAACACATGCCCATACAGCCGATATTTGCAGTGCGTTTGCTTCACTTATACGCTCGCCAGATACTAATTCCCTACCACCAAAGGCATCCCACATCCATTCATCAGGATTCGCAAATGTCCCATTCTTCGGGGTCAACATTTTGATTAACATTTCTCTAATCATATAGTTAAAATTCCTCGACCCTTATAAACAGAAGTTGTATCTTCATGCGTCATCCATCGACCAAGTGCGGCAATCAAAGCAACAACACCATCTATTTTATTTTCCGGCCTTTCCTTTCTTGGGTATATGTTATCTTTTACATCCATGTGGCAGACAACATTTGAAACCATCCACGCTAAGACAGGGCATCCGTCATGGTGGAACTTGCCACTCAGGACAAGCCGCTCTAATTCCTTCATTGGCTCGGAGAAGTTCAGGACAGTCGGACGCATCTCAACCATCGGGAAGCCTTCTTGCAGCATCTCAACCGATAACTGAGTAGCCTGAAATGGATCATAGGTAACTTCTTGAATCTCAAACTGGCTTGAATCACTCCGCATATCATCTTTGATATACTCGTAATCAATCACGTTACCAGGAGTTACAATCAATCTGCCGCTTCTTGCCCACCCGTCATATTGTGAGTTGCCTGATGTCTCTACTGTTTCTTCTGGCAAATAGTAACTGCCGAATGCATAATAATGATCGTCGCGCCTGAACAACTTTACCTTGGCAGCAATATCAATCTTGGATGCCAAATCAAGTGAGTCGATACACTTCTCACCATCAAACATATCCTGAGAAAGTTCAGGGTCGGCACATGCATCCCACTTAGCCATGCTCATCCATGCTGTATCAGCATTAACCCAAACATTCAGATGCTTGGTGAGGAAATTATTTGTAGCCGATGGCATTTCCATCGCTTTTCTACACTTGCGGGCTAAGTCATCAGGACTTACTGAAACATTATAATTCGGATTAGCCTTCTCCCACGATGATTCTTCGTGCCAAATGTCAGAATCGTCGATAGTAAATATGATTCCGAAATAAGTCTCATCATCAACTACTTTATCCAGAATCTTTGTCACATAAGTACGTTGCTCGTAACAGATGCCAGCCCTGTTAGACCCCGCCGTTGTAATGTTCCATAGCAAAGGCTGTTCACGGGAGCCTGTAGCCGTTTCCATAACGTCAAAGACTTCTCTCGTCTTGTGAGCATGAAGCTCATCAATCAATCCGCAATGGACATTCAATCCATCAAGGGAGCTTGCATCAGCCGATAAAGGCTCGAACTTAGAAGCCGTACTAAGCACATGAATATTATGAGCCGCTACGTTTACACCATAATGCTCTTGGAAGTCGGCATCTTTACGCGCCATCTGTTTAGCTGCATCGAAGATAATGCGCGCTTGGTCACGGGTG